AACTGGTCGTCGGCGGAATACGTCAAGGCTGTGAATGAGGACATTCGGTTCACGTTTTGGGACGTGGACGTTTCGGGAATGTCCAAACGCATGAATGTTATCAACAACGCGTTCAAGGTTGCGCACGGTGGAACCGTTGACGACAAGACAGTGCAAGGTATCGGCGTCAAAGCGATGCTGGCCCTTGTCGAGGACTGCGACGGTATCAACGCGTTGCAGAAGGCAATGGCGGATGCAAAACCCGAAGCAATGAAAGACAAGCGGGGTGGAAACCGCGCAACGCCCGCAACGCCCGCCGGGAATGTCAAGGCGGATGCCAAGGCTGTCAACACCCCTGTCAACGCCAAGACAGCCTTCGAGGCAGCCTGTAACGTGCTGGAAGCATGCGAAAAGTTCCTGAAACCTAGCGATCGCGTGCTGCTTGACGCAATCGACAACCTCGTTTCAATGCTCGAAACGCACGCCGAAAAGATTGCCGCGTAAACCTTGTACCACTTAGCCCCGCCAATCGGCGGGGCTTTTTTTCGTCTAAAATTCCGGGCAATCCGAGGACAAGTAATTCTTTTTTGCGCCGGAGAGCCCCCAAGGGGGACGCGGCTGCGGGGGGTGGGGTAGTTGTTCCCCATATCATCCACACGATTCCAAAAAATCCAGCAATGTTTTACCCCCTACCCGTTCTCTAAATATCTGTTATTCTTCTACTCGTTTTACCCCCTCAACTTCTCCAGGAGAACTTCATGAATGAAAGAAACAAAGCCGCTGTAGCACCGTCACAAGGTAGCATTCCTGTTTCCTCCCTGGTCCCTGATCTTCCAACCCTCGGGGGCGTGCCTTCCATCGACGGTCTTTTTTATGTGCGCAGTCTGGAAGATGTATTCGTTTCCGCCGAACCCCAGCCTGCGTTTGTCGCGCCTCCGATGGGTGACAATCACCCGATCAACGGGGTACTGGAAGAAATCCGCGCAGAGTTGTATGCTTACGGCGCGGAAGTACATGCTAAAATCCTTCCGCACCTGATTCGCATCCGCTCCTACCTGTAGTCCACGGCAATAAAAGGAGGAACATCATGGCTGGAATGCCTTCATCGCTGGTACCTGCAGCTCCTGCAGTATCTGTGGAACCCATACCAAAACCCGCCTTGCTGGCGCAACCCCAGCCGGTTGTTCCTCCTGTTGTAGCAGGGAATGCTGCAACCCCTGCAGCTCTGCCCCCTGTCTCTGCTCCAGAAGGCCCGCTGCCCTCGAACTATTGGGGTATGGTTGCCTCCAATCAGAGTGAGCCCCGGATGACGCAGGGCATGCAGTCGAATCCTGAAATTCTGAACCGCTATCTTGAGGCGGTTACATCCGGCACAGGTATGACTTCTCCGTCCGCTGCACAGGTACCGGCACCGCCTCCCTTGCCATCCGGGTCGCCCGCACAGATGCAGTTGAAGGCGAGGAACATAGTCCCCGCCGATAAAGGGCTGTCCACGAGTCCAGGGGGGACTGCATATAAGACACCCGCGCAGAAAGCAGTGCAGGATGCGAAACTGCAGGCGCTGCTGAAAGCACGCGGAGAGGCGCAGTAAATGTTGACCCACGGCCAGGACACAGCGACCCGGCTGGAAGTCCCGCTGCCGGTACTCGACATATTTGTTCCCACTGCGGGGTACGTGTGGGATACCGGGTCGCTTGCATGGGTAAAGATGACCCAGCCGGGCGGCGGGGGCGGCGGAGCCGTAACGATCGCCGATGGCGCAGATGTTGCGGAAGGTGCGCGGGCAGATGCGGCGTGGGTATCGGGATCGGGCAGCGTGGTGTCGTTGCTGAAGAACGTTGCCACGACGGCTGCGAAGATCCCCGGACTCTCCATACCGATACATGACTACCTTGCGCTGACAGCCGGAGCGACGACAGATACGTGGACGTTCTATACCGGAGGATCAGGGGGTACGCTCGTCGCCACAGTGACGATAACGTACACTGACGGGACGAAGGCTGTGATAGCGAACGTGGCGAGGACGTAATGCCCTATACGTTTAATCCGTTTACCGGGAAACTCGACTACTACTCGACGGGTGGCACCGGCCCCACTGGCGCAGCAGGAGAGAAGGGGCCACCCGGAGTTGACGGTGCGCCGGGGGAAGATGGAGGAAGCGGTCCGCCCGGTCCTGCCGGTGCAGATGGGGCTCCCGGTGCTCCTGGAGTTGCTGGTGCAGCAGGGGTATCGCTGCGCGGCGACGACGGAGAGCCCGGTCAGGACGGCATACCTGGTCCGCAAGGCGCGGCGGGTTCGCAAGGCATAGCAGGAGTAGATGGTGTGGTGGGCTACACCATACGCGGGGCAGACGGTGAGGACGGGGCAGACGGCATACCCGGTCCTGCCGGTAGTCCGGGTGCTAATGGTATTCCCGGCGCTAATGGCATCGACGGTGCTAATTTTATGTTCCTCGCAGGTCAGGATGGCGAGGATGGTCAGAATAGCTACATTCCCGGCCCTACAGGGCCACAAGGTCCGGCGGGCGGTGGTGGCTTTACTACAACCCCCATAACGGTGAACGTAGCTGCTCCTGTTAATTGGGCACAAGTTACTGTCGTTGATGCAGCTATAACTCTTGCTTCGCGCATATCAATCTTTCCAGGTATGACTACTGAACTTGATATGAATGATTGGATTGAGGGAGATGTTGTATTCAAAGCAACTCCTGGAACTGGTAATTTCGTAGTAGATTTGTACGCCAGAGATAAAAGTTTCCTATTTGGCGACTATAAACTTCAATATGCGGCGGGGTAGATATGCAGATCGTAGATGCAAGAGGTAATCCATTCCAAGGTTCCATTGACTCCATCACAGGTGAAGTATTAACTGATGCGAGGACACCTACAGTTGTTCTAGGTGCGCTTAATGCAGAAACTCTGATTGATATTCAAGGTAAATCAGTCGTCACCTTTGATGCTAGAACTGCTGCCGGTGCGCTCACCTATGTAGCTGAAGGAACTGTAGATGGGACTAATTACTTTTCACTTCCTATGTGGGCACAGTTTCAGCTTCTTGTTGCTGCTGCTGTTGCAGAGCAATTTGTTCCTTCCGTTGTCATTGCTACTACCCATTCAGGTGTATACACAGTTGGAGTTTCCGGGATTCGCAGGATGCGTATTCGTGTATCTGCGTATACTTCTGGAAACGTAACGATTGCATTGCGCGGTGCAACACCTGATTTCCTCATCTACAATCGCCTCGTCCCCTCAATCCTCCATGTGACTGCGACTGCCGCGGCTAATACTGCCGCAACTGCTACTCTCCCTGCTGCGGGTGCGGGAATGTTCCACTACATCACTCACATTGATATCACTCGTAATGCTACGGCGGCACTCGTAGGCGGTGCAACTCTCATTCATACTACTACCAATCTTCCGGGAACTCCTGCATGGAGTGTTGGTAATGCGATGGTAGCAGGCGGTACAGAGAAAGATGTGGTGTACGAACCAACCACTCCACTTAAATCTCTTACTGCGAATACCGCTACAACTGTCGTCGCTGCTGCTGCCGGTGCTGCAGTTCTTGGTCGTGTTAACGTGTCTTATTACATCGGTTATTAAAGGAGAATCATCATGGCAGGTACACCGAAACGAATCGCAGGGCCAGCGTTCATAGCTGCAGCAGCAGCGGATATTTACACTCCACCCGCAGCAACCATATTCACCGTGCTCAAGCACATCCATATCGCCAACGTGACGGCGGGAGCAGTTACGTTCACGCTGTACATTGGTGCTACAGGCGGCAGCGCGGCGGGTACGGAACTGTTCAAGTTGGTATCCGTTGCGGCCAACAGCGTGTACGACCACTACTGCAATCGCAGGATGAATTCCACTGATTTCCTTTCCGGCTTGGCGAGTGCAGTATCATCGCTGACGATCACCGTGGACGGCGAACAGAACGTCGTGTAATCATGAGTGAACTTATCGGAAGATCTACAGTAACGGTGAGTCGCTTGTGGGGCAATCCAGAGATTTTTGTGTGGGTTGATGCGCTCTCTTTGGGAATGCGTATCTCTCTGGATGATTTCATTGTTGCTCTGGCGAAAGAGATGGGGAATCCTACACTCATGATTACGCAAGCGCAGCTTCTCGCCCGGATGCAGACGGCGGCTCGTGTGGTCGAAGCCACAGTTAAAGAAAGTTCGGTAGTATTATGATACCGTTACCTCCAAATGCTACAGAGTTTATTGCGGACTACCTGTATCGGGGTACGCGATATTTCATTACGATCAACGCTGCCAGTGAGGAAGATGCGAGGCACCGGCAACCGGCGATACGCCGGACATTACGTATCCGGCCTCGGGGTATCAGTTCGGAGAAGGACCGATGAACGCTACAAAAATATGCCCTGGGGCGGGTAAGCAGAAGAGGCATGTGTGTGAACATACTCTGTTCTCCAGCGACAGATCACGCACTGACGGAATGGCTCCATACTGTAAAGATTGTGCTGCGGAAAAGCAGCGGCAGTGGAAGCACAATAACCCGGTAAAAGTACGGGAAGCGAAGAAAAAATATCGTGCTAAAGAAAAGCAGGAAGCTGTCTCATGAAGTTACTACCACGTCTAACCAGCCAGCTTGAAGGCAAGGGCATGGCAGATCCGAAAGGTATGGCGATCGCACTGTTGAAGAAGCGGGGCCATATGACAGCAGGCGGGGCGCTCACCAAGGAAGGTAAGAAGCGGCAGGCTTTGGGTGCGGCAGGAAGAGCAAAAGATCGGGCTGCCAGCGCCTCGGGGCGGGGTGCTGTTGAATACAAATATAACGCCAAAACAAACCAAGCAACCCTTAAAAAATGACACTCGCTGCGCTTCTTGATTTTGACATGTTTGATCAGCAACTCCCGGACCCTTGCCTATCGGTAAGTACGATGCTGGCAGAGCCGAGCAGGACGATTACTCCTTTGGCCCCTACTGATCCTGCGCGTATAGGGTATCCGCCGACATTCCCGATTGAACTGGCTCTGCGTACATCATCTACGCGCATGATATGCGAAGCATACGGAATCTCCAGTGAGGAGTGGGATCGTATACGATACGAACCTCTATTCCTGGCGGATTTGGAGAGGGCTGTCGAGTTAGTGAAGAAGGAAGGCATGTCGTTCGTCTTAAAGGCAAAACTGCAGGCCGAAGAACTGTTGAAAACGTCATGGCGTACGATACATGACAAAGATACGCCCCCGAACGTGAAGGCAGATCTGATTAAGGCGACGATGCGTTGGGCGCTGTATGATAATCCGAAAGTAGCTGCAGTAGAGGGTGGCGGCGGTAACAGCGTGCCGGGATTCGCCATACAAATCAATTTCCGAAACATGCAATGATGAACATTATCAAGGCGTTCCCTCCGAACATCGAAGCCATTGTTGCTGTGTTCCCCAAGGCGCGAAATTCTAACGTGATATTTACGTATGGGCACGATGTATACGTGCCTAGCGGCATCCCGCTCTCGCCTGAGTTGAAGGCTCATGAGAGCGTGCATATTCAGCAGCAGACTACGTACTCTCCTAGTATTCAGTGGTGGTGGGATACGTATCTCGCGGATGCGGAATTCCGCTTGGGGGAAGAGCTGAAAGCGCATCGGGAGGAGTACTGGAAGTACTGCGCCATGAATCGGGATACGAATGCCAGAGCACGGTTTCTAAGCATGCTGGCGGCGAGGCTTGCAGGTCCGTTGTACGGAAAAATCTTGTCCACTACGGCAATACGAAAGGCGATATCAGCATGAAAGTAATGAGGCAGGCAAAGTACAAACTCATGTATGTCGCGGTGGTGAACGCCCTGATCGCGGACAGGGAGCTATCAATGGCTCGACGGATGGCACGGGCTATTCAGTGATGGGTACTTCTGTCGTCACTTACACACCGCCCCCAACAGTCGAGGACTTCATCCGCGACTATCGCCCTGGAGAGTTGTTCTACAACTTCATCATCGGACCATACGGGTCAGGCAAGACGACAGGCAACTTCTTCAAGATCATCCACATGGCGATGCTGCAGAAGCCGAGTCCTGCAGACGGGAAGCGCAAGACGAAAGTCGTCATCGTGCGCAACACGGCCCCGCAGCTACGAGATACGACAATACCTTCGTGGCATCTTTGGTTCAAGGACGGGCAGGCAGGAACGTGGCGGGTGACAGACAAGGAGTTTCAGTTGCGTTTTCCTTGCGAGGGCGGGGATGTGGAGTGTGATGTGTTATTTCGTCCGCTCGATACCCCGCAGGACGTATCCCGAGTATTGTCTCTTGAAGTTACGTTCGCAGTATTGGACGAGTTTGTTGAGATCCCGAAAGAAATTGTAGACGCCCTTTCTGGCCGGTGTGGTCGGTTCCCGCAGAAGAATGAATGGCCGGATACGCTGCCGGAAGAAGAACGGGGAGCTACCAACTACGGCATGTGGGGGGCATCGAATCCTGGCGACGAGGATTCGTGGTGGTATGACTTTTTAGTTGAGTCCCGGTCCGCGAACGTATCCTACTACCATCAGCCCTCCGGGCTCTCTGATGCGGCTGAGAATTTGGGGGCACTGAAAGGGGGCCGCAAGTACTACGAAAACATCGCTATGGGCAAGAGCCGCGAATGGGTCAAGCAGTTCGTGGAGGCGGAGTGGGGGCATTCTATTTCTGGTCGGCCAGTAGTACCTACATTCAATCGAGAGCTACACATTTCTAAAGTACCCTTGCGGCCTGATCCCTATCTGCCCTTGGTTATCGGGTACGATCCCGGTGTCAGGCACTCAGCTCTAATTTGCGGGCAGATGGATTTCTTTGGGCGTATGCATATCCTTGCGGAGTTAATACTGGAAGGGTACGGCACCGAGCGTATGATATTGGATCGTCTGATTCCTATGATCAATACGCGGTTCAGGGATTTTGAGATCATCATTGCTCCCGACCCTGCTGCGAACTCTCGCACACCTACGAATGAGACATCAGTCGTGGATGTGCTGAAAGACCAACGATGGAAGAAACGTTGGACTGTCAAGATTGGTCCAACGAATCTACTGACACCCCGGCTGGAGGCTCTTACACACTTTACTACGCGTTTGACTGAGAAAGGACCGGCGCTAGTGATAGATCCTGGTTGCAAGATGCTCATACGAGCCCTTGGTGGGGGATGGAGATATAGCATTGTCAAGAAGGGGGAGGACAAACCCACTCCTGACAAGAATGTACACTCTCACCCAGGGGACGGCACAACGTACCTTGCGCAGTACTTCCAGAACACTGAAATTCGCCGGGGAAGGCGTACCAATGCGAACGTGACTCCGATGCCCCGATTCGACAACACGTACCATATGCGTTAATGTGTGCGCGAGCCGAAAGGAATGACTATGGATGACAAGACTGTTGTAGACCCTGAGTCCCTTCGCCGCATGGGCGGGGCGCTGTACGCTAAGTTCTTGCAGTATGAAAATGATCGTCGTTTGGCTGAGTTAAAGTGGGCCAGAAACATCCGGCAATTTATTGGTATCTACGACCCGGATGTGGAGCGCAACCTTGACAATTTACGGTCGAAAGCCTACCCGAAACTGACGCGGGTAAAGTGCATTTCCATGCTCTCTCGGTTGATGAACTTGCTGTTTCAGGACAGTGACAAGTGCTGGGGTGTCACCAACTCGGCGGTACCCAATCTGGAAGCCGAGACGCTTGATCAGATTTTGCAGGCAGTTCAACAAAAGGCCGTAGCGGAAAAGAGGGAGCCTACAGACGACGAGATCGAACAGGCCATCCGAGTCGTTGCCAAGCAAAGGGCGATGCGGCTCGAAACGGAAATAGAGGATCAGCTCCAGGAGCTAGGAGGGGAGCGTATGCTGGACTTCGTATCGCTGTGCCGCAAGGTACTAATGAGCGGTATCCAGTTCGGCATGGGGGTTCTGAAAGGGCCGTTTATTGAAACGCAGACACAGCGACGGTGGAAGAAGGACGCTACAGGACGCCTCGTATCCGAGGCATACATAGCAGAGCGCCCGCGCTTCGAGTTTGTAGCGATGTGGGACTATTACCCGGATCTCGCGGCCAAGACACTTGCGCAGATGGATGGGCAGTTCCAGCGTATTGTCATGTCAAAACACCAGGTCATTATGCTGAAGGGCCGCAAGGATTTCCTCGCGGCGCAAATCGACACAGCCCTTGATACATACCCCGCAGGCAATTACAAGAGGCGTGCGTACGAGACAGATTTACGTGCGATGGGTGTACAGCTCAACGTTACGGAGGGGGAACGCGGCAAGTATGAAGTGCTCGTGTGGGAAGGTAACGTGTCCGGCAAGGATCTGCATCAAGCGGGGGCAGATATTACTGACGAAGAGATGAACCGTGACTTGAAGGCCAGTGTGTGGATGCTTGGGGAACACGTTATTAAAGCGGACACTGATCCGTGGACGACGCTGGCTGGTGAGCTGGATGCTCCGAAGATGTTTCATCATTTTATTTTTGAAGAAGATGAATCCACGTTACTTGGTAGCGGGCTCCCGAACATCGTGCGGGACAGTCAAATGGGTATGTGCGCCGGTACTCGTATGATCCTTGATAACGGTTCTGTTGCGTGTGGTATCAACTTGGAAATTAACACTGCGTTGCTGAGTATGAATCAGGATCTGAATTCACACAGTGCTTTCAAGAACTATTATCGGGAGGACGACAGCCCGCAAACGATCAATGTGCCCGCGATTCGAGCCATCAATATCGACTCGAAGATTCCGGAATTGCAGCGCATTGTCGAAATGTTTCGGGGTTTCTCTGATCAGGAGACGTTTGTCGGTCCCGCAACGGGAGGGGACATGGCGAAAGGCCCAAGCGAGCCCTTCCGTACGGCTGCAGGGGCTTCCATGTTGCGTGGAGACGCGGCCCTGCCTTTTAAGGATGTTGTACGTAATTTTGATATGTTCACGATGTCGGTGATCCACTCGATTATTCTGTTCAACAAACAATTCAACAAAGATCCTAAGCTCCGTGGGGATTTTCAGCCTGTTGCCCGTGGGGCTACCAGTTTGCTTGCTAAGGAAGTGCTGGGTATGCAACTTGATCAACTTGCCAGTACGCTGACGCCAGAAGAAAAAGTGTATATCGACATGCACGAGTTGGCTCGTGCGCGTGTGAGGGTTCGGGACT